ACCGTACCATGTGATAAGATGGATGTAAAGGGGCTTGATGTTCGTAGGTCTTCTTTTCCAACTTACTTTAAGAAAGTCATGGAGACTGTACTTTTGGATATTCTAAAGGGTGTTGACAAATCTGAAATCGACACTAAACTGATTGACTTCAAAGACAAAATGTCAGACCAAAACTTCGTTGATATCGCAAAGAATTCTGCTGTAAAGGATATGTCAAAGTATATCAAGAAGAGGACTGTATATTCTTTGAATGAGTTTGAAAAGGGAACTCCGGCTCACGTTAAGGCAGCCATAACTTACAATCGATTATTGAAGTTTTATGATGCACCTTACAAGTATGAACCAATGAAGGATGGTGACAAGATTAAGTGGGTATATCTAAAACGAAATCCCATGGGGATTGAAGCCACAGCATTCACCGGTCACAATGACCCATCTCAAATTGAAGATTTGATTAGACAACACATCGATGTTGACTTGATTTGGGAAAAGGAGTTAGAAAATAAGATTACCGACTTCTACAACGCAATGGGGTGGGATAAACCAAATCCGAATCTTGCGAAGGCATCACAATTCTTTGGATTCTAATGAGTGTTACCAATTACATAGTAGAACCATGTCCACGAAGTGAAATTGCTAATTTTGTGGAAACACATCACTATTCAAAAAATATGAATGGATTACACATTTCATATTGTTTTAAGTTGATGGATGGTAATACTATGATTGGTGCTATGGTGTATGGTTCTTTGGGGATGGTTGGTGTTGCTGAAAAATATACAACCAACCCATCAAAACTTTTAGAGTTGAAAAGGCTCGTTTGTATTGATGAAACCCCAAAGAATACCGAATCGTATTTTATAGGTTGGACTCTTCGCTGGTTACAACGAAATACCGATTTGGAAATGATAATCTCATATGCTGATAAAACATTTGGACATGAAGGTGTTGTGTATAAGGCAACAAACTTTGAGTACAAGGGAGAGACTTCAGCTGGAAGAGTAATAATGTGGAATGGTCGTAGGTATCATGACAAAACATTGAGAAACAAACACAATGGGAAATTAAAACCCATTGCTATCGAATTGAAAAACGCATTGGAGAGTGGAGAAGCGAACTACGTTGATACTTTGACTAAAAACATCTATGTCTATCGTTTCAAAAAAAGAAAACAAAAAATTCACCAATGGTTTGGATAATTCAGGATTATTTCGTATATTCGTAACAAATAAAAAATAAAAACATGAAAAAAAGTTCATTTGAAGGGTTTGTAGCCCGTTACAACTTGGGTGGTGAGGTTGAATCCGTAAAAATCAACTCAACCGATGAAGGAATGTCTGTTCGATTCATCTCCGATGACAAAACCCTATTGGGTAGTGTTGAGACTGAAGAAAAAGAGTTCCCAAATGGTGAGTTTGGTGTTTACACGACATCACAACTAAAAGGTCTGCTTGGCGTTTTGGATTCTAACGTTAAAGTAGAACAAGGTGAGGCATCCTTGGTTTTTTCAGACAATGGTACGTCTGTAAACTATATGTTGGCTGACCTTTCGGTTATTCCTGTAGTTCCCGAATTAAAACAACTTCCTGACTTTGGTTCATCAGTAACACTTGATGACGAGTTCGTGGCTAAGTTTATTAAATCTAAAGGTGCTTTGAGTGATTCAGACACATTTACATTTAAGTGTAAAGGAAACAAAGGTGAGGTGATTTTGGGTTACTCTAAAATTAACTCAAACCGAATCTCTATCAATGTCGAGTGCACGTGTGCTTCTGATGTTGAACCAATTTCATTCTCCGCCAAATATCTTAAAGAAATCCTCAATGCTAACCGAGGTGCTAAAGCTTCTTCATTGAAGATTTCGTCTCAAGGTCTGGCTCATGTTGCTTTTGAACATGATGGGTTTAAGTCAAACTATTATTTGGTAGAGATTAAGTAATGTTTTGGGATACTGAACCGGCGAAACCGGAATTCAACTACATGGATGAAAAGAAAAAGTTCATAGATAATATGGACTATCTTTCATCTATGTCAGTAGAAGAACAAACTCTTTACAAAAAGTGGGAAGAGTGGAATTCCGACCTACCATCCTCTATGAAGAGGAAGGCTGCTATGGCTACTTATATTGATTCTTTGTGGATGCCAACTGACATCTACAACAAAGAACAAACCATAAAAGAAGTCATGGCACTCGAACCCTATGTAGAGATTGTTGATGATTCAAAAGAATCTACTCGTTGGACTGAAATCCGTAAACTCATTCACACCATGGCTTTTTCAGCCAATCCAGGTCGTAACGTTAAGATTTACGTTAAAGATAGGGTAAGTGGTAAAGTGTTGGGTATGATTTCGCTCGGTTCAGATGTCACCTCTTTGGGTGTTAGGGATTCCTATATTGGTTGGACTCAAGACAACAAGTATAAAGATGGAAAGTTAAATCATACTACGATTGCAACTACAATCGTATGTACACAACCATTGGGTTATAACTTTTTGGGTGGTAAACTTATTGCTTGTATGGCTACGTCTCCTATTGTACGACAATATTGGAAAGACAAATATGGTCAGACGTTGATTGCAGTTGGAACTACATCTTTATATGGAATCCATTCACAATATAATGGAATCCCTCACTTCAAAACCCTTGGTGAATCCGCAGGTAAGGTTGCTATTAAGCCAGATGATTCTGTATATGAAGTATGGCATCATTGGTTAAAGGATAACAAGTCTGAAGAGTACATGAGACAAACTGCCGAAAAGGAGAATGTTGATGGACCTGCTACCGGAGTAAAACAAAAAATTATCAATATGATATTCAAAGAACTTGGTATCAAGGCTTCTAAATATCAACATGGATTTAAGAGGGGGGTATACTTTGCTCAAATGTATGAAAATGGTAATGAGTTTCTCCGAAATGAAATCACCGAGGACCAGTTGGTATTGAAAGATAAATTCGCAAAGGGTGACCAATACACTATGGATTGGTGGAAGAAGAAGGCTGTTTCTCGTTATGAAAAACTACATGATGAGGGTCGTATTAAACCTGAACCATTGTTTTATCTTGATATTATTGGTATGTCTTGGGAGGCTGCAAAAGAAAAGTATTTAAACGAAGTAGGAAGATGAGTAATACACTATGGGTTGAAAAATATAGACCCGATACGTTAGAAGGTTATGTTGGTAACGAGCATATCCTTGAAAAAGTAAAGATTTACATCCAAAATGAGGATGTACCACACTTGTTATTGTATGGTCAAGCCGGTACGGGTAAAACCACATTGGCTAAAATCATAACAAATCAGATTGATTGTGATGTTATGTACATCAATGCTTCTGATGAAAACAACGTTGACACTGTTCGTGATAAGATTCGAGGTTTCGCATCATCCATGGGATTCCGTAAATGGAAAATCATTATCTTGGATGAGTCTGATTACTTGACACCAAACGCACAGGCAGCTCTTCGAAATCTGATGGAAACTTTTAGTAAGTCGACTCGATTTATTTTGACGTGTAATTATGTTGAAAAAATCATCGACCCAATCCAATCAAGATGTCAGACATTCGCTATCACCCCACCATCAAAGAAGGATGTTGCAAAACGACTCAATGAAATTCTAAATCAAGAAGGTGTTGAGTTTGAAATGTCAGATTTGGCTGTGATTGTTAATAGTGGATATCCCGACATTCGTAGGGTATTGAACGCTGCTCAACGACAAGTCATTAATGGTAAGTTGGTAATAGACAAACAATCTACGATTCAAGCAAACTACGCAGAAGAAGTTGTTAAGGTTCTTCAGAGTAGTAGTGATGCTAAATCTAAATTTGTGAGTATCCGACAAATCATCGCTGATTCCGGCGTCAAGGATTTCACTCCGTTGTATCGTTTGTTGTACGACCGAGTTGATGATTATGCTAACAACAAAGTGGGTCAGACTATCTTAAACATCGCAGATGGTCAATACAAAGACACCATGGTAGTGGACAAAGAAATAAATGTAATGGCGATGATGTTGAATATTATAACAAGTATCTAAAAATGGCAAAAGGTAAAGTAATCGAAATGGGTAAGAAATCTAATGAGGCTATGAAAATGCAATTAGACCCATTTAAACTAAAGACAGTAGAATGTCCTAATTGTGAAGGTATCTTCTTCACCGAGGTAAATATGTTTAAAGAAGTTCCTGCTTTACAATCACCAACTGGTCAAGCATCACTGCTACCAATTCCCGTTGTGATTTGTAACGAGTGTGGAACTGTACATCCTAAATTTACACCGAAAGAACTATTTGAAAATGGCGAAGAAAAGTGATGAAAATGTCGTAAAGGCAAAATCACTTTTTGACCACCTTGGGGGGATTACCTACAAAAAAGATAAGTGGGAATCCCTCTCCGAGATGGACAAGAAATCCTTTGAGATGTATATGGTCAATCGATTTCTATCTATGAATCTTGACTACCTTGAATTAGTAAATGAGATTCAACGCTACACCAATGGTCAGTTGAAACCTCGTGAACTATATAAAGTGTATTTAGATACATTACCAAAAAAGAAATCGTTCGATAAATACGTCAAGGGTAAGTCTGAATCGAAGTGGGACAAAAATGTGATAAAGTATCTTTGTCAATATTACCAAGTATCATCTCGTGAAGTAGAAGACTATCTTGAAATCTTATCAAAGGATGAGGTGTTGACAATCATACAAAAATACGGAATCAAAAAAGAAGAAATACAAAAATGGCTGAAGTAATTAAAGAAGCAACAACAAAAGTAGAGTGGACTAAAGAAGAAGTCCTAAATACGCCAGATATGAGCGCTCGCTCCTATTGTGAACAATATTATCCCGAAACTACTGAAGAGTATAAGAGGATTATGTGGGAAC